GTATACCCAGTCCTTCGGATACAAGTCCACCAGTAAACCCAGTTACTGGGCAGATAGTATTTGACGCCGAACAGGTGTTTGTGGGTTTGAATGTAAAAAATGCCGTGGACATCGACGACTCGACTGGTATTGTTAATAAACAAGTTTTGTTATCCAACGGTAGATATACAAATGGGGCATTTAGTGGGGTATATAAAATCACCATGGTGCGTAGTGAATTTTCCAAGGGAAAGTTTGAACAAACATTGGACCTTATACGGATGCCCGATGACCTAATAGACAATTCAACTTCGTCAACTGCTATTAGCAGCAATCCATCTACCACTGTGAATACAGCGAAGCCGTCGGGTGACAACAACAATTTTTCCACTAGTGCAGTTACTTCCAAGATCACTGATTCCACTAACAGTACACCAGCAGTCAGTGCCGAACAACGTGCTGCAGCCAATGGGCCTGCACAAGAAGTAACGCAACCATCTGACGCTAGTCAGCAGACAGCAAGTTCAGCAGGAACAACCACCCCGGCAACCACCACTCCAACTGACAGTGTGGTTAGTTTGGCACAACTCAGTGCTCGAGTAAATGAAATAACCAACAATGTAAACACACGCAGTACTGCTATTAAAAAGCAGGGAGAAGCAGTAAAAGCAGATAGCACATTACCAGAAAAAGAAAGATTAATTCAGGTTCAGGCACTAAGGCAACAGAGGTACGATTTACTTTATAATTCGGCCACGGAATTGGCCAGCATAGTACTCGAAGCAAATAAAATCCGGCCACCGGTACCGGATTTCATGCGACAAGTGGCCGCAGAGGTTGATGTGATAGTTCCAGCAGTCAAAGATACCAAAGAAAGAATAGATGCGGCAGCAGCACAAATAGCAAGTTTAGGCGGATAAAATGGCAATCGATAAGCGTGGTGGCGGGCAAGCACCAAAATGGGCAAATAGGGAAAGCACTCCGGGTCTAAAAATAGATTCAGGACCATTCATTGGTATTATTAAAAACAATGTGGACCCTTCAAGGCAAGGACGTTTGCAAGTCTGGATTCCAGATCTGGGCGGAGATGAACAAGAACCCAGTAACTGGTACACAGTCAGATATGCAAGTCCCTTTTTTGGAAGTACCATTGGATTGCCAGGAAGTCCGGATGAAAACTCATTTGGCATTGAACAACAAACTTACGGATTCTGGGCAGTGCCACCAGATCTAAACAATCTAGTATTGCTTACTTTTGTCATGGGGGATCCTGGCCGCGGATTTTGGTTTGCTTGTGTGCCCAATACTCCATCCATGGCCATGGTTCCTGGTGTATCAAGAATGCCCGATGACATCAGGCCCATCGTTAATAAAGAATTTACAGCCAGAACAGAAACAGCAGGCGGTGTGTATTTGCCTGTGACAGAAAGAAACACAAATACTGTTGCCAATGACACCAATCCTAATTTTGCTGCAGCACCAAGACTGGTACATCCGTTTCAAGCCAATATTGTTATAGAACAAGGTTTAGACCGAGATTCAGTTAGAGGCACAATCACCAGTAGTAGTCAAAGAGACAGTCCTAGTCAGGTAATAGGTATCAGTACACCGGGACGAGCATTGCCTGATCTTGCTGAATTTCCAAATTTGGAAGAGCTATTAAAAACACAAGCGTTGACTATTCAAACAGTGCAGTCTTTCCCTTCAAGGAAAGGTGGGCATTCATTTGTCATGGATGACGGTGACGTTCGAGGAGATAGCAGACTGGTAAGATTGCGTTCGGCCGCAGGGCATCAAATTGTATTACATGACACCGCCAACGTAATCTATATCAGTAACAGCCTGGGCACATCCTGGGTAGAGTTAACTCCGGATGGCAGTGTGAACATATACAGCGGTGGGAGTGTAAATGTACGAGCTGAACAAGACTTGAACTTTCATGCTGACGGAAATGTAAACATACATGCTGGGGACACGATCCAGATGTATGCTGGGTCAACCATACAATCTCAAACCAAAATTCATCTAACCAAGGCCGACGACATATTCAATCTTAATGCAGGTGTAGTTGGTCTACGCAGTGGTGGTAACATGGACATGCAATCTTTAAATGGCAGTTGGACAACTGCAGGACTAACTAATTTTTATTTTGGTAGTATGCATGTAAAAACTACCAATGAAACAGTCATTAATTCCAACACCAACAGTAGCACAGGCACCGTGAGTGGATGGAATACCAATTCCGGTGAACTATGGTTAAAAGGCAGTAAAGTTTACCTGAATACATCAGGAAAAGTTCCCATAAATCCAGAGTCCCCAATCACACCAGAACTCAATCCTGATCTTACATTATATAAACAAACTGGAGTAAAGTATGACGACGGTATTAAACGATGGTTTAAAGAAACTGGACAATTTGAAAGTGTAGCCCCGTTTACACCCACACACGAGCCCTGGGCTCGAGCAACCGGACTTAAAAAATATTCCGACGGCACTGCCGAAAAACCCAAAGACCAAACTACGGGAACAAAATAATGGCAATTAATTTAGATACCATAGTAAGCAAAGTCACTGATAAAATAAGTGGAAACTCCAATAGCAAAGTCACTGGGACTACAATATCCAGCAGCAACGGTATTGATGATGCAAAGAAAACTACGTTTTCTCAAGGTGCACCAAGAGAATTCCTTTCGATTGACAACGCACCAACCGGCAGAGTATTGCAAAAAATAGATACGTCAGTGCCTATACTTTTACAAAGCGAAGTAAGAGCATTAATGATGCAAATTGGCTATGTTGCCAGCAACTGGGACACACAAAAAACAAATTACACCACTGGAGATCTAGGGAGGTATCAGGTTTCTAAGAAAACACTGGTAAACTATGGGTATAGATTTTCAGGAAACTTGGACTTTACTGGAAAAGATGGAATAAAATACGACACAGAGTTTCTATTTGATAACAATGTTCAAGACAGGATCATGGAAAAATTCATTGTTGATCAGTATCAGGCCCTGATAAAGAACGGTGGAATACAAAAAAATGATAGCAAAGAAACGGTAGCTGGCATGATTGCAACAGCATATCAATTTCAAGACGCCAATCCCAGTTTATCTGATGCTATGGGTGCTCTTAACTTATTAAACACCAGTGATCTTGTTGGGTCCGCCGGAAGTCTAAGCAACAGTTTGGGTAGCAGTCTATCATTCGGCAGTGGAGCAACACAGTCCACCATTGATAGTCAATTGAGCGGCAGCGGGGTTCTCTCATCGGCCCAGACTGTACTAAACCAAAACCCCACTTCACTTCTAGCCAAAACAGGAAACAGTACTGACAAGGCACTACCTGCTGCATTACAAAAAATAGTGGATCAATCAAAAGCCAGCGTTGAAAGTGCAAAAGCTGCACTAAGCCCTCAGCTGACGCAAATGCAGGCATTTGCTAAAAAACAAGCAGCACAGGTTGATGTCAGCAAACTTAAATCATCTGCTACTGAACTTGCCACTTCAATACCTGCCAATAAAGCCAAAGAATGGAGATTGAAAGGTAAAGAAAAAGATAGCCAGGGCAGGCCAGGGTCTTTATTTTTTAATGCTGGGAGATATGCAATACAGGTACTCGCAGCCGATGTAACTCAGCAGGATATAAGTGATATCAATGCTGGAACAGCAATATAAATACCACTATGACTATAAGATATCGCGGATTTAGCACAGTAAATCAGGTAAAAAAGTTTCGGTTAACTGATTTTGAGTTAGTTAAACAAGACTTAATAAATCACTTTTCTATCCGTAAAGGTGAAAAGCTTATGAATCCAAATTTTGGTAGTATAATTTGGAACATGCTGTACGAGCCATTGACTGCTGATGTTAAATCTGTCTTAGTTGAAGACGTGAAAAAAATTGTTGCCTACGACCCAAGATTACAGGTTGATCGAGTTCTTATCAATGAACTTGATTATGGGCTGCAATTACAGATTGACTTAACTTTCCTCCCGGGTAATCTTGCTAGTAGTTTAAAGTTAGACTTTAACAACACTACCAAGCAGCTATCTGCAA